TTAGGCGCACCAATGTCTACCCAATCACCTTTTTTACCCTTGCCGAACCAAGCGGTCAAGCCTCCTTTAGGTTTAGTGTTAGCCACGTTTCTTTCTCGCTTTTCTTATGGCTTCTTTACCTTTTCTAAAGATACCTGCTACTTGTGTTTTACCCATTACTTTAGCCCTCTGTTCACCAACAGTAAGTATCTGTATTTTTCTAGCAAAAGGTTTCCTAATCTTCTTAACTTTAGCCACCGTTGCTCTAGCATCAGCAGGAGTTGCGAACTTAATTCTAACTGTATCTTTTGGATTTTCATCAGTATATAACCTTCTACCAGAACCTTTTGGTTTCTTGCCTGTGCCCTTTTTCGGGTCTCTTTTCTTAGGCATTACCTATAACCACCACCTCGG